CCCTTCATCCTCCGATGACTCCTATCTTCCCCGAAGACTTCTCAATGGAGAAACTACGTGGCTTACGGAGCCGTCTTGGAGACTACCTTTATTCTTGTCAATTCCTTAACTCACCAATTCCGCCCGGTGAAGCCATCTTCAAGAAAGAATGGCTCCGCTATTACGACGTAGTTCCCGATATCAGCCTTCCCCCGAAGAAAGATGAAGCCGGGAATCCGCACTACCGCGCTGTGTATCACCACGACGTTTACGACGGCAAGGTAATTAAAAATGTGTATCCGACCGACTTACAAAAAGAGATGATTGTAGATCCGAACCATGCTGGTAAGAATGGTCGGTGCCGTCACGCTATCGTCATTCTGGGTTTTGGCTTCGGTCGTATGTATTTGCTCGACGTGTGGGCAGAATCCGCTCCATACGATGAACTCATTCGTAAAATGTTCCAGCTCGGTGAAAAGTTTAAGATTCGCAAGCCTCATATTGAAACGATTGCTTTTCAAAAATTCCTCAAGTACCACTTGGAGGTGATCCAATCTTACCGGAAGAAAGAAGGTAAGTATTGTTTTGACTCAATCGCGGAATTAAAAACTGACTTCAGTGAAGATGCTAAGGCGAAACGAATTGAAGGAATGTCCCCTACTTACAGCCGAGGAGAGTTCTGGGTTCCCAGAACTGGCGCAGAGGCGTTCATCGAAGAGTACTCCAAGTATCCTCACACCAAACACAAAGACGTACTTGACACTATTGGCTACGGTCTGCAATTTTACAACCCCGGTAAAATGCAGAAGCAAGAACTAGAAAACTGGCTACGCAAGCAAGGCAATTACCAGTCCTTTAATAACAAGCCTTCAACAGCAGGCTCAATTACTGGATACTAAGGGGATGGGATGAATGAGGTTCAAGTAGGTTTACTGGCTATTGGTGTAACGCTAACTTTAGCTCTGGCAGGGAGTATTGTAGCAGTAGCCAAAATAGCCATCGAACTTGGAAAACAGAGGGAACGAGTAGATATTATGTGGGCTTTCCTTAAACGACGTGCCCTCTCCGAAGTAGTACACAAGGACTTAGGAGACTTGAATAGTCCTTTTACAATTCGAGAGGAAGTAGTAAATCTAGTGAAAGGATTTCCGGTTGCAGAGTCAATGGTTGAATATTACAACGGCCTAAGCAAAAAGCCGTCAGACTCCGAGGCAATGTTACTGCTGGAGAAAAACTTTGGCCCTCGGATTTTACGTGAAATTTGCCTGAATCCTGCAATCGGCCTTACCTACGGTGCCTGCCTACCTATTGCACTTGCCGTAGCTAAAAACAGCAACGTAATACACATCTAACAAAGGAGCAATAACACAATGTGGCTTTCAATCTTCCTTAAGGCTTTCAGCGCGATTCCGTACATTGTCGCTGGTATCGAACACATTCACGGCGATGCTAAGTCTGGCGCGGACAAGGCTACGCTCGCACAGGAATCTCTTGGCCTTGCTAGTGCAACTGCCTCCGCCTTTGCACCCGCCGCGGATCAGCAGATCGTCGCTAACTTTACCAACCTCGCCAGCCAGACTATCACCGCTGTTCAGCAAGCCTTCGCTGCTAGCGGTACTCCGACTAATGGCGTAGTTCCGCCGGCGTTGCAGGCCGCACCTGTAACTGCCGGCCTGACTCCGGCTCCGGCTCCGGTGCAGCAGTAACGTATTGAGGCTCTTAGTGTGTTAACGTGCTAAGTATAGGCTCTGACTTTCTGCCCGGTTTGTCAACCTATGACCAACACAACCCGCAGCCTAAGAGCCTCTCTCATACTAAATCGCCTCTAGATGCGGGGAGAGGGATATAAAAACCGGGCAACGAGCGAAGCGAGCTCGGTGATGTAATAGTCTTCGCAAGTTGTTATTACGTAAGTAAAATAAAACAACAATGCCACTACAAAAACCAATCCCGGTTCGGTTCAACGAGCAAGCTACTAAAGCTCGCGTCGAGTACGTTCACGATAAGATTACTGAACTAAAGAACAACCTTTCAACATTGCACACGCAAAAAGTTGATAAGTGGCGTCGTCTTTACAAGGGAGTTCCTCGTGAGAAAGAGCGCAACTTCCCTTGGAAAAATGCCTCCAACGTAGTCATTCAGTTGATTGGTGAGAATGTAGATATTATCCGCGCTCGTGTACTTGGCACACAGTTTGAAGTTCTTCCACTTTATGTAACAGGACTTCTTGGTTCATGGAAGCCAGAAGATAAAGCCGCAGAACAACAAGAAGCCGTACATGACTTTCTCAACTACGTAGCAATGGAACCGGCTGAACTTGATATGTACCGAGTTCAATCTATCCATGTGACCGAGACAATTAAGAACGGTACTAACCTTATTGTCGCTCCGTGGACTAAAGATATTGAAGCTCAAGCAATCGGCTATTCTCCAAGTGGTGCTACGCAATTTCGTGAATTTACTAAATACGAAGGCCCACGTCCTGAAAACGTAGCTTTTGAATGTTGGGCTGCTACGCCAGAAGCACTTACGCTTGAGAGCGCAGAGTTTAAGTACTACGTTGACAAAACTATCTCCAAGCAAGCTTTGCTAGAGCGCGTTCAACGTGGTATGTACGATAAAGAAGCTGTTGATAAAATTATCACGCAGCCTGACTCTTTTGGCCCAGACGATTCTGAACAGCGGAAAATGGCTACACAAGAACTGAATCCAGCTTTTGGTGCAGGCCCAAATACAGCACGCTATCACATTTATACGTGCTGGTATCCGTATTGGCATAACAACAAGAAGTATCGCATCATAGAAAGCTACCACTACAAGTCAAAGACAAGCCTTCGTGCTATCTTCAACTTCTACAACAACAACGAAGAACCTCTTGAAATTGCCCGCTTTGGCTGGACAGGCTCCGGCCTTTATGGAGATGGCCTCTGTGAAATGCTTGAGTCCTACCAAGAAGAAGTTACTACAGGGCATAATCAACGGGTTGATAACAGAACTCTTGCTAATACTTCTATTTGGCGTGTTGATCCTGATAGTAAACTGGATACTATCTTTGCCGCATATCCTAACGCTGTCTGGCCTATTGAAAAGGATATGATGGAAAAGTTTCAACTTGGTTCAGTTTACCCAAGCTCCGTCGAAGAAGAACAGCTTACAATAGCTCTCGCTAAAAACAGAGCAGGCACCAATGAACCTGGACTCGAAGCTGCTGGCGCAGGTGGGCCTAATAAAAAGGGTGGTCAATATTCCAGCATGGGCACATTTAGCGTTATGCAAGCTGGAAACCGCCGTACCAATGTCAATATTACGGATATGCGTTATAGCCACTATCGCCTTGGACGTAAGATACTTAATCAGTATGCTCAATTTGGTATTGGCGAACGTGGCCGTATCTTTGGAGAGAAAGAAGACATTTTACGCAAAGCACTACAAAACGTATCCGACGGACGTATTGTTCTCCCAATACGTGCAGCTTCCGCTTCTATTAATAAAGAAGTCGAAAAGCAGAATTTGATGTTGTTAACACAAGTAATGCAACGTCACCATATGGGTGTGAGTCAGATTTTACAGTCGTTAGTAAATCCTCAATTACCGCCTGAAATGGGCCAGTTCTTACTTGGTTGGATTCGTTCATCGTCGAAGTTAATGGGTAAGTTACTACGTAGCTTTGACATGGACGATTTGAATGAACTACTGCCGGAACGTAAGTTACTAGAAGGAGCCGCTAATGCAGGACAACAACAGCAACAAGGACAACAGCCAAGACCCAATGGAGTTAGCGCGGGAGGCATTACAGCGGGCGCTGGAGAACAACCCGTTCCACAAAATAGTAGTGCCCAACCTCAAAGCGTTCCGCCGACTCCTGTTCAGTGAGGACTTTGTACTTTTTCTTAGTTATTTAAAAGCTCGTGAAGAACAATACGTTGGAGGCTTAATTAAAGGTCTTTATACTAAAGACGGTAAAGACTTAAGTGATTGCCTCCGTGGACAGATTGCAGAATTACAAGCAATCCAAAATCTTCACAAAGACGTAGCTAAAGCAACATTGCAAGAACAACAAAACGAAGGAGCCTAACAATGGCATGGGGAAGTCAAAAACCGACTAAAGAACAAACATTAGAACAGCTTGCAGAAGCTGGGCTTGATGTTGAAGGTGTTAATAATCTTAGTACAAAACTCAAAGACTTCGATCCGTCAAAAGTAGCTTCTGTAGAAGCTATTGACCAGTTGAAGAATACGTTTGAAACGTCTCTTAGAGAGCTTGCGTCTAAGATTCCACAGCAACAGCAGCAACAGCAGCAGCAAACACAAACTAACAACGACCAAGACGAAGAGTTCGACGTACTTGATCCTGCTGGTTGGCTTAATCGGCAGATGGAAAAGAAACTTAGTCCTATTGCTACTCTTTCTACGTACACTCTTAACGAGCAAGTATACAACAACTTTAAGCAGACTACACCTGACTTTAAGTTGTTTGAGAAGGAAGTTAAAAAGCGGTGGGATGAAACGCCCTTGCATCAACGTGGCAACCCGCAAGAATTTCTTAACAATATCTATTTGATTGAAAAAGGTAAAAACTTTGAGCGCGTCAAAGCCAATCCTAGTGAGTTTGAAGTAGAAGCTCCTACTAGCTTTAGTGGCCGACGCACTCCTGACCACAATGATGACAAGCCGGACTACGAAAAATTACTAACCCCGGCGCAACGTAAAGAAGCAACTCGTACTGGACTTGGTTTCCAAAAATACTACGAAGCTGTAAGTGGAGTGACACATGGTTAACGCACCGCCTATGAGTACTGGTAACATTGGGGTTAAATTCACTCCTCCGGGCGAGGTAGTTGTTAACCCTAAAACTGATCCGAAGTTGGTTCCATTGACGGAAATGGATATCTTAACGGATCGTGTTAGTGCTATTCCTGTTAATGATTTTGACCTTCTTAATCCAACGTGCGCCGACCCTAATAAAGTCTTCCACTGGGTTAACTGGAAGAGTCTTGAAGGACGGAATGTGGCACAGCGGCTCCAACAGGGTTATGTGCGTGCTAAGATTGAAGACGTTAAAGGTGGCACGGAGTCGCCTCAAGCAGAGCTGGTAAAAGAAGATGGCTCTATTAAATACTTTGACCTTATGCTTATGATTAACACTAAGGCTAAAGTCTTCGGTATGTATAAAGCCAACTTAATTAAGTCTTTTGAAACGACTGAAAATGCCCTTCCGAACGCTGCAAGCGCAGCTATGAGTTCCTTAACTAACCCTACAAGCGGCACTGTAGGCCCTAACGGACAAGAGCTGTACAAGGCTTCCGATGTACGTGCTCAATTTGCACAAGCAGCAAAAGAAGGTAAATTTGTAAAATTCGGCAATCCTGCTGAAAAGTAACTAAACGGAGATAACAAATGGCAGCAGCAAATCTTACAACGCACGGCCCTATGCAGCCGTATCAAACTATTAGCGGGAACACGCCTAATACTAAGGCGATGTTGGAAAAGGCAGGTCAGACTTTTCCAGTGGGTGTTCCTGTACAACAGGTTGCAGGTTCTATTACTGGTACTCCTAAAGTAATTCAGGTTTGGGATGCCAGTGTTACGGCTGCAACTTCGATTGCTGGTATTGCTGGTATTTCTGGTTCCAGTGGCCTTAACCTTGCAACTGACGGTCTTGGTTCTCCTTCGCTTAATTCGTTTGGCAGCGTTGGCGCACCGGGCGCAACTTCTACTTTTGGTAAAGTTCCTAACCAAGCCAGTGCCGTTAACATTGCTCGCGGTGAGCCAATGTCGGACGGTAATACTTATTTCTTTGTTGCTAACAACGATACGTTGTTTATCGGTCAGGTAGATAACTCCGCTGGTGCTGTAGCTGCGGATTACACTGCTGTGGCTTCTGACATTGGTAAGCAGTTTGGACTTACGTCCGACGGTACTGGTAAGTCTTGGTACGTTGATCGTGGTAAGACTACAGTTGGAACTAACACCGTAGTTGAAGTTGTAGCTCTCGATCCGAACAGTGTCGGCCAGACTAACAACAACGTAATCTTCCGTTTCCTCACCGGAATCCAGCAGTATAGCCAGTAATCTTATAACACAGGACACTTACAATGACAATGCTTCGCCCACAGTACGCACAACTCCTTGAGCCGGGAGCGCATCATATCTTCAATCAGGTAACGGATACAGTGCAGCGCGCACTGACCTATCCGGCCATTTTCAATGTAGAAACCTCTACTAAGGCATACGAAGACGATATCGAATTTGCGAATATGCCACCGGCTATTTGGAAGCCTGAAAACACGCCTGTTACTTACCAAGCGTTAATTCAGGGCGGCACGGTGCGGTATATTCATCTTACGTACGCTCTCGGTGCTCGTGCTTCAATGGAGCTTATGGATGATGACCAGTATGCTATCATTGATAAGGTTCCTGAAGCCCTCGCACGTAGCATGAACTTCACTAAAGAACTTACTGCGTGGAATATTATCAATCGTGGCTTTACGTTAACGACCACGACTGATGGTGTTTCGCTCTTTAATAACCAACATCCCCTGCTTGGTGGTGCCGCAGCTACCAATGTTGGGCCGGGCTTGAGCACTATTATCAGTGCTGCTGGTACTTACCCGAATCGTCCCGCAGTTGACGTTGATTTGTCTTTCGCTGCTATGCAGCTTATGACCAATCACTTTGAGCGGATGGTTGATGCACAGGGTATGCCAATCTACGCAAAGCCGAAGATGGTTGTGGCTGCTCCCGCACAACGCTTCTTGCTGCGTGAACTGCTTGGCTCTCCCGGTAAGCCCGGTACGGCAACTAACGAGATCAACTCCCTCTTGGGCGAAGACCTCACTTACTCCATTGCTCACTTTCTTACTGCTGATAATCCTTGGTTTGCTTTCGGAAACAAGGCTGATACACAGCTTCGTTTCTTCGAGCGTGACAAGGGGAAGATGGATATGGATGATGACTTCGACACTCATGCTATTAAGTGGAAGACGATTGCGCGGTATAGCGCGGGTGCAAGTCATTGGATTAATACGTGGGGCAGCAACGGCCCGTAGATTCTACCATAAGGCTGCGGCTCTTTTGGTAGATAAAGGGGATGTGTTTGAGGCTCCTTTCACATCCCCTTTCATCCAGTTTAAGTTTAATTAGAGGGTACAATGAGTCAAATAGGACAACGACATTATCGTAGCGGTAGTGCGTACTACTATTGTGCTCGTTGTGGTATTCGTTACCTTCTCAGTGAAATGACGTGGCAGCGTGGTATCTTACTCTGTCATGTGAAGTGCTACGACGAAGGTATTGACCCTCTTGTTGGTGATAGAGAGAATTCAATTGGACGCGCACTTGAAATACCGAGCCGGGAACTTGAACCAGATGAGAAATTGATTACAACTGACGGTAGTACTACCGCAGACGATACAGTTTACTTCTAGGAGAAGTTATGTCTATTGTTTGGCAGGAAACTAACACGCCGGACAACTCAAACCCTCTTATCACACTTGATAACTTGGGTAATTTGTCTACGCTTGGTACTATTACTAGTGGTAATCAAGCCACTCCAACTGAACAGCTTTTTCAGGTTACGCTTACATCGGCACAGATTAAGACGTTGAATGGTACACCGTTGAGTATTCTTGCTGCTCCGGGTGCGGGCAAGACTTACGTAGTTAATACGATCATCATTAACTACACGTTTGGTACTTTACAGTACACTCGTACCGGCGCAACTTTTAAGCTTTTCCTTGGCACTACAGCGGATGGATTAGCTCTTACGACTGACCAAAATGCTGTTGTCATCGCTGCTGCTTCGGCGGCTTCTATCCTACAGCCTTCTAGCAATAGCAATTTTGCTACCGCTACTAAGGGCTTCAACAAAGCTATTTTCGTCGGTAATGACGGCGGCTCGGAGTTTGCTGCTGGTGACGGTACTATCAAGATTACCCTTGTGTACACTGTCGTAACTCTCTAAGGAGGATTTATGGATATTACTGGTAATCCTCTACGTGTCGATGCAGCGGATGTAGTTGCCGGGCCGGTTACTGTTTGGTCGTCGGTGCTACACATCTATCAGCTTGAATTTATTAAGTATAATGGCGTTGGTGATTCGGCTACAGTAAACGACATTAACGGTAAACTTAAGGGATATCTTGCTGCTGACGGTGGGGATAAGGCAACAGTACGCAGTGGTAATATTGGTTTTTCGAATGGTATCGTAATTCCACAAGGAGGTATTACTAACGGTACATTGTTAGTTTACATACGCTAATGAAAAATTTTCTAAAAGTAATCCTCTTTGTTTGTATGTTGAGCGTAGCTTCTTACGCTCAACAGTATAGTTTTTCAGGTAGTGTGACTAGTACTGGCTCGGCTCCGGGCCGGCAGACAAGTTACAACATTCAAAGTACAGGTGTGGGTTATTGGATTGTTTCCTACGTAACTACAGGCAGTCCGGCTTCTTGTACTTTTTCTTTGCAGCACGCACCCGACAATGCTACGTGGTCTAGCTATACAGGTTTGAACGCTGTAACTTGTACTAGCTCTGGCGTAACCTCTGGCTCGGCGCAAATTGTAGATAACAATATTAGTATTAACTTCTCAGCTCTCAGTAACGGTGGAACTGTAAATTACACCGTGCAAGGTTGGATACTTAATCCTGCAACTAGTGGCTCTAGTTCTACTAATGCTACTATTGTAGGGCCACTTGGTTCTGCGCTTAGTGCGGCTTCAGTGTCAGTGGTAATTGCATCAGACCAAGCGGCGGTTGCAGTAAAGCAACCCACTGCTGCAAGCTTAAATGCAACTGTTGTTGGTACAGGAACTTTTGCTGTACAGGCTACAGGTAATGTTACACAGTTTGGTGGTACTAATATTTCCACTGGAACTGGTGCTGGCGGTGCGGGTATTCCTCGTGTTACTGTCTCTAATGATAGTACTGTAGGTCTTGTAGCTGGTAGTGCTATTGTTGGTAAGTTTGGTATTGACCAGACTACACCGGGTACAACTAATGCAGTTAACATTAATAATGCTGGCGACCCTTGTCAAAATCCTAACGTAGCAAAATCCAATGCTATTATTAATATTACTACAGCCACAACTACCTCAATTGTTGGTATCTCTGGCTCAACTGCTATTTATGCTTGTGGTTATTATTTTGCAGCACAAGGTACTACCGCAACTTATCAATGGGAATACGGTACGGGCGGAACTTGTGGTACAGGTACAACTATCTTAACTGGAGCTGTGTCTGTAACAACTACGGCAACGCCACATTCTGCGCTTGGTGGTTTTACTATGTTTAAAGCTCCTGCGTCAAATGGGCTTTGTTTAGTTTCTACTGGTACTTCTCCGATTTATAATGGCTGGCTTACTTACGTACAACAATAGGAGAGTTATGTCGTCACCAACACTACCGATTATCGGCAATGCTGGTTCTTTTTGGAAAGGTCAACCTTTAGGTTTGTACAGTGATCCTGTGTCTGGTGGAGAGAGTGATGTTCCACCCAGTGCGTACCAGGAAGCTGCTATAGCAGCAGCAACCGCTCTTGCTGCTGTGCCTACAGACTGGCTAATGGTTGTACAAGGATTAAGTAATACTAATTTAGAATGGGGTCAAACGCCTAACGATTTTGTTACTGCGTTCAAGGCGGCAAAGGCGGCGGGCACAGTTAATACAAAATTGACGCTGTTAAATTGCGCCTTTGGGTCGCACCCGCTCTACAGCACGAGCGGCGGCTGGTACAACAATGCGGCTGGTTATTGGACACAGGCTTTAACAAAAATTACTGCTGCTGGTTTTACGGCGAACGATGTTCGAGTTGTTTGTCATAAACTTGCAGATGCTAATGTACCTATTGGTAACACAGTTACTGCGGCTGACCTGTCCACCTGCCCGCACGTCCCGCCGCAGAAGGGCGACGCCGACTTTTGGTTCGTGGTCTATTACGGGGCACAGTGGCTCCGGTTCGTGCAGACCCAATACCCAAACTGTTTGTTAGCTTTTATTCATGCTAGAATGTATGGCGGCTATGCGCCGTCCACGGCCAGCAGCCCGGAGCCGTTCGCGTTCGAGCAAGGTCTGGCGTGGCGGTACCTGCTAAACGCACAAGCAAAACAACTTGCATTAGGAACAATTGATACAGTAGCAGGTGAT